GCCTTTTGATATTCCACTTCACTTAGACTTTGACGTAGCCTTTGAGGACACTCGCATGGCTGACAAGAAATATGTAATCAACCAAGACACAGGACAACCTCTTGGTATCGTTGGTAAATCTTTCCAGTGTGCATCACATGGTGATTTCTTTCGTGGTGTAGTTGACACTGCGACAGAGACACTAAATGCCCATGACCTAGACGATGCTGACTTCAGCTTCCGCACTGCACGTGGTGGTGCGTGGGCTATGCTTGACATCACCCTGCCTAACGTAACGTCTACCATTCAGACAGATAAGTTTGAGACATCTATTGGTAATCGTATCGTCAGCCTGCATGGTATTGATGGGTCATGTAGCAACCAAGTATTCTTTGGTGCTATTGATTTCTTCTGTACTAATGGTTGCATCAGCGGTGATCACGACAAGGTGCGTAAGAAGAACACATCTAACTTTACGATGAACAGTTTCATCTATGAATTAAATCGTGCGAGGACTGACTTCTATCACCATGCAGAACAGATGCAGGTATGGGCTAAGACTAGCCTCAAGTATGTAGACGTAAGCACCCTGCTTGATGACATGCTGGGGTCTAGGCGTAAGGCTGAGAAGATGTATGGTTTGTACATGTCTGAGGCATCAACCCGTGGTCACAATAAGTTCGCACTGTATAGTGCTATGACTAACTATGCCACCTATGCCGATGAACGTAATGGGTTCAACCTAAAGCAGACAGGTAACGACACACAGGCCATGTCTATGTGGTCACGTGAGCAAGAGGTAAGCAAGTGGGTCAGTGATGACAGGTTCCGTTTGTTGGAAGCTGCGTGACACAGTTTACCTTTGATCTTGTCGGTGGCGAAGATGTTGCTGCCGACACAGACATTACTTACCTTTGTGTCAAGTGTAAACAAGTTCTACACGAAAGTAAGTACAGGTTCAGACCGGAACGTGCTAATTACAGAGTAAAAGAATGTAAAGACTGTGAGAAAGTTACAGCCAAGGAGACTGCAAGCATACGGAAAACTGCACCACCCCAGACAGATGCCTGTGAGTGTTGTGGTAAGAAGACTACAGAGATGCGGATGGATCACTGCCATGAAACGGTGGTGTTCAGAGGCTGGCTGTGTCAGTCCTGCAATTGGGGTATCGGTAACTTAGGGGACAACTTGGAAGGCGTCACTAAAGCAGTAAGATATTTAAAGGGAGTAACAAATGAATAGATATGTAGTAGAACTAAGGAGAGTATATGCCTAACTTACCACGCTACGTACAAGAGCGAGTGTCACCCTCTGGGGTGATCTCGTACCGCTTCAATCCGCCGCAGCCTCTTGTAGATGAAGATGTGGTGCAACGTGAAGAATATGGCAGTGACTTGAAACAGGTGCGACAAATTGTCAAGGAACACAATGCATCTATTGATGAGTGGCGTCATGCTCAAGCATTACTTATACAAATAAAGCCTAGCAGCAAGGTGACTGACTTGATTAACTTATACTATCAATCTAATGATTTCAATATGTTACGTCCCAATACTAAGGTGGATTACAGATACTTCCTTACCATTCTCCACCAGACTATGGGTACACGTAAGTACGAGATGGTCACATCTAAACTGGCGAAGGCTGCATATGAAGAGTGGGTCAAGCGTGGCATTAGCTTTGCTAACCATGCAGCTACCTGTGCCAGTAGGGTGTACAACTATGCGATACAGATGGAACATGCCACACAAAATCCGTGGGCTAACATCAAGCGTAAGTCTGCACCTCAACGTAAGGTAGTGTGGTCACATGATAATGTTATCGGGTTTCTTGATAAAGCGTACAGCGATTTCGAGTACCGTAACGTTGGGCTAATAGTACAGATGGCATACGAATGGTGTCAAAGACTAGGCGACATGCGCACCCTTAAATGGGAGAACATTGATCTACGTACACAGAAGCTTGAGCTTGAACAGAGTAAGCGTAGGGCGGATGTATCACTGCCTATATCAGATGATCTATGTAAGATGCTTAACGATCAGCGTACTGACTTTGGATTCCAAGACTACGTAGCACCTCACCCTCGCCCTGTGATGGGTAAGTTTGAACCGTATGCAATGGAACGTCTGTCTAAGGTAGGTCGCAGGGTAATGAGGCTTGCTGGTTTGCCAGAAGACTTACGGCTAATGGACCTACGTAGAACTGGAGTAACACAAATGGTAGATGCAGGTGTCACTATGTCGCAGGTCATGTCAGTAACAGGCCACAATCATGTGTCTTCTGTGAAACCATACATGAAACATACATACCATTCTGCAAATAGTGCCTTGACACAAAGAAATGTAAGTGTACAATCGAGTGTAGCGAGTAACAAAGAAAGAGATATGTAACATGAATATACTTAGTATTATAAATGATCTATCACTTACTAATGGTGAGACAAGGCGCATGTCTTGTCCTGTATGTAATACTAAGAATACATTTACTGTCACGAATAACATGGGTTCCATCGTATGGAATTGTTACAAGGCAAGTTGCACAGCAGGTGGTGGCACACGTACATCAATGACTGCTAATGACATACGTAAGACATTGGGACGTGTTGCTGAAGAGACACATGCTATAACATTCGACAGACCTGAGTGGTTTGTTCGAGACTACAATAAGATTGCATCTTTCTGCAACCAATGGCAGTTAGATGCACAAGACTTAGGACTATTGTATGACGTAAGAGAACATCGTGTAGTGTTCCCTGTTGTACATGGTGGAGTTACAGTAGATGCTACGGGTAGATCACTAGGTAATCGCATACCTAAGTGGAAAAGATATGGTAAAAGTGTATTGCCATACGTATCTGGACGTGGTAAAACTGCTGTAGTTGTTGAGGACTGCATAAGTGCTGCCGTTGTAGGTGGTGATGTATATGTCGGGGTTGCAGTGTTGGGTACTTCCCTATCTAATGGACACAAACAGTACTTGTCGCAGTTCTCAGCAGCAATAATTGCATTAGACCCCGATGCCTTACCCAAGACACTACAGTTTGCAAAAGAATTACGTGGCTACGTTGACAATGTTAAGGTGCTACGACTAGAAGATGACCTAAAATACCGACAGCCATCCGACATGGCTAACCTTTCAACACTAGGAGACTAACACATGGAACTATCACTCATTCGTAGCTTGATGGACAAAGAATTTTATGATGAACATCGTGGCTCACGCTGCCCTGATCGTTTGTTCAGTAAGGATGTACGTAAGATCAAGCAGTCTATTGACTCCGCTATGGATCGTTACGAACGTACCGTGACACCAGCAGAGATTGAGGCGTTGTTCATGGCTAACAACCCTACCCTCACTACTGCACAGAAGCAAGCATACAGTCACCTGTTTGTACAAGTGACTAAGCAACTACCTATGGGCAGTGACGTAGCACAAGAGGTGCTATCCAAACTGTTTCAACAGGTAGTAGGTGAAGACATAGCTAACCTTGGCTTTGACTACGTGAATGGTGACAAGACTAGCCTTGAGCCTCTGCGTCAGATGCTTGAGCAATATGGTGATGACTTCACACCTAACCTTCGCATTGAGTGGGAAGACATTGACCTTGATACTATCATTGCAATGACTGACCTTGAGTCACAGTGGACATTCAACATACCTACGTTGACACGTAAGGTTGAGGGCATCAACGCTGGTCACTTGATTGAGGTCGGCGCACGGCCTAACACTGGCAAGACATCCTTCCATGCCTCACTTGTGGCTGCACCGGGTGGATTTGCATGGCAAGGTGCTAAGGTAGTTGTACTATGTAACGAGGAAGGCTACCACCGTGTCGCTCACAGGTACATAACTGCCGCAACTGGACTAGATAAGCATGAGATTGTTAAGCATCGCCAACGTGCTATGGAAACCTTTGCTAAGATCAGACCTAACATCATGTTCAAGGACGCCACAGGACGTGACATGAATTGGGTTGAGTCCGTATGCAAGTCATACAAGCCCGACATAGTAATACTTGACATGGGTGACAAATTCTCACGTATGGCTGGCTTCTCACGGCCTGATGAATCACTCAAGGCTAACGCTATACAAGCACGACAGATTGCTAAGCAGCAAGACTGTGCTGTGTTCTATATGTCACAGTTATCTGCTGAAGCAGAGGGTAAGGTTGTACTCAACCAAGCCATGATGGAGGGATCACGTACAGGTAAGGCAGCGGAAGCTGACCTTATGATTATGATCTCTAAGAACCCTACAGTAGAGGGTCAGGAAGAGGAAGACAACCAACGCCACATCAACGTGGTCAAGAACAAGTTGTCTGGTTGGCACGGTATTGTACACACTGATCTTGAGTACAAGATTGCGAGGTACGTA